AGATGATGAGGAAAGATCCAGAAGTACCAACACCGGATCCCGGACATCAGACCAGACATCAGCCAATTCCAGCCACTTTAGTTGTCCAACAAGGAGGTGGTAAGAATACGTGTGAACTGACGGAGGAGGAAATCAAAGAAGCGAAAGCCGCTAGAGACCGAATCTACCAGGAATGCGTTGCTGCAGAGAAAGCTAAACTGGAAGCCTTACGTGCGAAGTGGAAAGCTCAAGATGAAGCACAGAATAAGAAGAAACCAGAGGAGAAAGAAGATGACACATTCTTCGACTGTGACGAACATGACATCAAAATCCGATATTGTAACATCTGTAAACAAAAGGTTGACTTAGCTACTGGCATGACTGCCGATAACGTAGCTCACTTCTGCTTTTCTGGCGGAAAACCTTACCTTTGTCCTGACTGCAGAGAAGTCGGAGGATGTTCACATATCGCATTTTGTACAACTTGTAATAACTATCCCTTGGAGGATGGTTTTTGCAGATGTGTCTCATGGAATCAGAAGACTGAGTTTCAGTTTGGAACTGACAACGTTCTTGGTTGTCCAATTCTCATAGAAAAGCCAAAGTCATTCTCGGAAATCTGGAAGAGATATGACAACCCAACTATGACACCAGAGGAGAAGAGGAGACATGCTCTCTTTACCAAAGCTTTTGGGAAGATTCCAGACATGTTGGACGATCATGATGCATGTCAAGTTGCTAGATGGTCTCAAGCTTATATAGCACACATCCACCATGGAATTGAGACTGTTCGAGAGGAACTTTTCAAAGGAAAACAGTATAGAAACAAGATAGAGGAAGACTACATAGCTGAATGCTATCGAGCTGTGAATCATGTAGTAGCTCATTGGAAAGGAGATCTTGTAAGTATGGCACGTTACGTGAAAGCGTGTGTATCTACTCTAGGTCAAGAAGGAATGACCGACGACTATGGCATCCAAATAGTCAAGTATGTGAAGAACAATACTATGACTGCAGAACAAATCGCTACTCTTGCTGTAGCTCATTTCTGGATGTCACAAACAGTTTGGTGGGACCACAAAACTGGAGATAGATATTACGGTCCATACCGTCATTACAATGATTTCTTCCAATTTCCAACGCCACTCTACAACAAGCTTGGAAATTTTGGCTCGAACAGAGGAGACACGATTTGTGGTTCACAAAGCAAACTCAACATCTGGCATAGGCAATTTCATTATGCCTATAGATACAGAAGATCTTCGTATTGCTTCTTAGACCACTTTGACTTTTTGTACAGGTGGGCTTACGACCACAACTACTATATCATGGATTCAAACTTGGGAACGGGATTCCTCAAATTACTTTTAATGCTTGGGATAAGGTTTCTTGGATTTTACATTGTATATAAAGCAATTAAATTACTTATTTCTTATGTATTTGGATTATGCGTGAGTGAGCAGTCAAATTACTCATCTGATCAGCGTAAACATGCTCCGCGAGCAGTCAAGAAGATCGATGGGAAATTTGTTATGCAACAGGGAGGAGTTCAGGACTCGGTCTTTGAGCACAATGCAAAGAACGCAATCAAAATCTGGGCGTCGAAAACCAAAGTGGAAAATCCTATGGCATTCTTGGATGAACAACCCTCAGTTTTCGGAATGGCCATCGATTGTTATCACATCTTGACTGTACATCATGTCATGAAACATAACTATCTTTATGTCGGACTACCAACTGAAAAAGGATGCATTCCAACTTTATTTGACA